CTTCCAAAATGCTCCGGGGGTAAAAATTATATTTCGGTTTGAACTTTGTTGCGGGGGTACATGGGCGTTTCTACCAATTGGTAACGCGATACCGTTTCGTCTCCTTTCCGGTGGAGATGTTGACCAAATGGGCCGCCTAAAACTCCCATGTATCTCTACAAGAGAGATCAAAAGATATTCGAAAAGTAAAGATAAACCCACAGAAAAAGCAACCATAGTGGTTTAGATTACGGGAGGAAATCTATGGGACGACCAAAATCGTCAGCTCCAGCTGGGTCCAAAAGGAGAGTTCGTCCCGCTTTATCTCCTGAAGCACGAGAAAATCAGCTGATTAGTTTAGCTGTTGACCTTGCTGAGAAGCAATTGATGGAGGGAACTGCGTCATCGCAGGTAATAACTCACTACCTAAAGCTCGGGACACAGAAAGAGAGAATAGAAAGAGAAATACTTGAGAAGCAGAAGGACTTGATTACTGCCAAGACAGAAGCTTTACAGTCTCAAAAGCGAGTCGAGGAGCTTTATGCCAATGCCTTGTCAGCTATGAAGTCTTACCAAGGAATTGAGGTTCCATTAGATGACGAGGACTTATAGTGAACTTATAAAACTTGAAACATTTGCCGAAAGATTCGAGTATTTAAAGCTTACAGGAATAGTTGGCAAGGAAACTTTTGGATATGACAGATGGCTTAATCAAGTTTTATATCATTCAGGCATTTGGTATCATGTAAGAAATAAAGTTATTATTCGGGACAACGGCTGCGATCTTGGAGTACCAGGTCTTGAAATAAAAGGACGCCTTATAGTTCATCACATCAATCCTATCGCCAAAGAAGATATACTGGAGCACGCTGAACTTTTAGCCGATCCAGAATTTCTCATCTGCACAAGTATTAATACTCACAACGCTATACACTACGGAGACAATTCGATCTTAAAAGAATGGAAAGAAAGGACGCCTGGCGATACATGCCTGTGGCATTAAAGACATGAGTAATTTATCAGAAGACAGAATCCTTGATTCAGTAAAACTGGCTCTTGGAGGCAATGTGGTTTCGTCAAGTGCCAGTGCGTTTGATAAGACGCTCTTGATGCACATCAACTCGGTGTTCACTATACTTAATCAGTTTGGCGTTGGACCCAAAGAGCTATTTGTCGCCGACATGCAGTCCGAATGGGATGAGTTCTTAGTAGACAGCAGCACAGATTTAAACCTCGTGAAAACGTACGTTTATATGAGAGTGAGGCTAATGTTTGATCCGCCGTCAAGCGGCTTTGTAACAGATTCGATTAAAGAACAGATCAAAGAGTATGAATGGCGATTGAACATCTTTGTCGATCCACCACTCGATGGTTCAACCGAATAAAGGAATTTCAAAATGGACGAATTAATGTTTGTTGATGGGCTTGTTTCCGAGAGGGACCTTGTACATTACGGAGTACCAAGACGCTCGGGAAGATATCCTTGGGGATCCGGAGAAAATCCGTATCATCATGGTGCTTCCTCACCATTTGGAAGATTAAGAGAAAGGCGAGAAGCAAAGAAAAAAGCACAGGCGAGAGCTGCGGCAGTAGAAAAGGCCAGACAGGCAAAAGCTGCTAAAGCTGAGTACGAAAAAAATAAAGCCGAGGCTCTTAAATCCGGCTCGGCTCAGAGGATTGCTCCGTATCTTAAGGATTTGAGCAGCGACGAGATAAGGGAACTTAAGAATCGCTTACAGCTTGAAGCAGAATTCAGGCAGCTTGCTGTAAGAGAAAGATCTGAGATGGATCCAAAAGTGGCTGCTCGAATGGCTAAGCTTGACCAAGTGAACAAATACGCCGATACCGGCATTGCTACTTACAACAATGTAGCAAGGGTTCTAAACGCTTTCTCTGGAACAGAACTTCCGATAATCGGCACTAAGACTAAGAAAGAAATTCGTAGGCAAGACGCCAGTAACGCAGAAGACTTGATGAAGAAAGCCGCCGAGAGACAGAAAGCCGAAGCTTCTGCCAGAAAAGAAAATGCCGAAGCAGACGCCGCTGAATACAAGCGCGATCGTAAAAAGTTTGAAGATAAGAGAAATGACGCGGATCGAGCGGAGTCTAGAGCTCGAAAAGAACAAGAACGTCAGCAACAGCAACAGACTAAGCAGAATCAGACAAAACAACAGCAACAGGGTCCCGCCGCTCAAGAGAAGAAGCGAGCCGCAGATATTGTCGAAGAATTCAAGGATATCGAGGTAGATGTTAGGGATGTTGAGACCTCCCCTGATAGGCTTCTTGAGCTGCAGGAATACTTGCTGGAGGACAAACGTAAAAAGAAATGAGCCTATCTAATACCGCCGTACCTATTTATTACGGACAATTCAGAGATGCCGTAATACGCGGCGAAATTCCGGTTTGTAGAGAAATCGCAATGGAAATGGACCGGATAGATGATCTCATAGCAAACCCAGGGATCTATTACGATGACCAAGCGGTTGAAGGATACGTCAGATATTGCGAGCATGAGCTTACTTTAACTGACGGAGCCGATTTGAATCTTTTAGACACCTTCAAGCTTTGGGCTGAGCAAATCTTCGGCTGGTATTACTACGTTGAAAAATCGGTCTATGAGCCATACCCGGACAATCACGGCGGAAGATATGTCAAGAAAAGAATTCTAAAGCGCCTTGTAAATAAGCAATACTTGATAGTTGCTCGAGGTGCGGCAAAGTCGATGTATATTTCGACAATTCAGAATTTCTATCTTAACGTTGATACATCGACCACACATCAGATTACTACAGCTCCGACCATGAAACAAGCCGAAGAAGTTATGAGCCCCATTAGGACTGCTATAACTAGGTCGAGAGGGCCGCTGTTTCAGTTTCTTACCGAAGGATCACTTCAAAATACCACCGGTTCTAAAGCAAACAGAACAAAACTTGCATCAACAAAGAAAGGCATTGAAAACTTTCTAACGGGATCACTTCTCGAGATTAGACCAATGTCTGTTAACAAGCTACAGGGTCTTCGATGCAAGGTCGCGTCAATCGACGAATGGCTTTCGGGTGATATTCGGGAAGATGTAATCGGCGCTGTGGAACAGGGTGCTTCAAAGCTGGATGACTATCTGATACTGGCGACATCTTCTGAAGGAACTGTTCGGAATGGCATAGGTGATACCATCAAGATGGAGCTTATGGACATTCTTCGCGGTGATTACATCAATCCGCATGTATCCATTTGGTATTACAAGCTGGACGACATTGACGAAGTATCTGACCCGGCCATGTGGCTAAAGGCCAATCCAAATCTTGGAAAGACCGTAACATACGAAGTCTATCAGCTAGATGTGGAGCGAGCAGAAAAAGCGCCTTCAACGAGAAACGACATTCTCGCAAAGAGATTTGACATTCCGATGGAGGGTTACACGTACTTCTTTACTTATGAGGAAACACTTCCTCATAGAAGACGAGACTTCTGGAATATGCCATGTGCGATGGGCGCGGATATGTCGCAAGGTGACGACTTCTGCGCTTTTACTTTTTTGTTTCCTCTTCCGCGTGGAGGTTTTGGCGTAAAGGCAAGAAGCTACATTACAGATCTTACGCTTAAGAAACTTCCGGCGGCCATGAGGCTTAAGTATGATGAGTTCTTAGAAGAAGGAAGTTTAATAGTTCTTGAAGGTACGGTTCTTAACATGATGGATGTCTATGACGATCTTGACCAGTTCATCATAGATTCATCGTACGATGTTCGCTGCTTTGGTTATGACCCATACAATGCTAAAGCGTTCGTGGAGCGATGGGCAGCGGAAAACGGTCCGTTTGGGATTGAGAAAGTCATACAGGGCGCTAAGACCGAGTCAGTGCCACTTGGCGAGATAAAGATATTGGCTGAGGAAAGACAGCTGATCTTTGACCAAGCTCTTATGACTTTTACTATGGGAAACTGTATCACGATAGAAGATACAAACGGCAACCGCAAACTTTTAAAGATGCGAAGAGAACAGAAGATCGATAACGTTGCGGCTCTAATGGACGCGTATGTCGCATACCAGAGAACGCCGGAAGCGTTTGAATGAGGAATTTCAAAATGAGTGAATATTACGGCAATAACGATTACCGGGATTACCTTGCACACTACGGTGTAAAAGGCATGAAATGGCGTAACCATAAGTATCTTAAGAAAATCGGAGATTTTTACGAGTACAATGTCACTGGACAGGGATATTTAAAAGATGCTGATAGATATAGTTCTAGATCCAGAGCAGCACAAGCACGAGCAGATAAGGCATCTGGTATTAAGTCCAACAGCGCCTGGAATCGGATGTATACGAATCGTCTAATTCAGCAAAGAAATGCTAGAAAAGCAAGGGATTCGTATAATGCGTACTTAACGAAATCTTTATCGGGCAAACTATCTAAAAATATCCCAGCTAGCGGTGGATGGCGACCGGTTAAGGGCGGCGGAAGTAATACGGTTTATGGCGGTTATGATCCGAACAAAAGTAAGTATTCGAATCTTTCCGAGATGAACACCAAAAAGAAAGAGCTTAAGAAGCGTCAGAGAAAAGAAAAGGCAAAAGCTCTGGTAAATAAGATTTTAGGAAAGTCTTATACTTCTTCTCCGGCATCTTCTCAAAAGCCAATTCTCGGTGGAGAAAAGAAAATCAGAGAAAAGAAAATCAGAGAAAAGAAAATCAGAGAAAAGAAAGGCTGATTGCTATGGAATACTACGGCAATAACGATTACCGGGATTACTTGGCTATCCGCCATCACGGCATTCTCGGTATGAAATGGGGTAAAAGGAATGGTCCTCCGTATCCTTTGGGTTCCGGAGATCATTCGGCTTCCGAGAAAAAGGCAGGATGGAGAAAGAGTCTTGGCGGCGGAAGCTCTTCGTCGATTCGAAAGAAAAACAGATATATCACCAAAGAATCCAAGAGAATCGAGAAGCATTACAACAAGGATATCAAGAAATCGGATAAAGAGGCCGCAAGAGCTGAGAAGAAATACAATAAGGCTTCAGAAAAAGGTTCGGCCAGGGCAGAAAAGCTGAATGAACTTTATAAAGATAAGTTGGTCGATTCCGAGTCTTTAAAACGCATTAAAGAAAAAGAGCTTGAGTGGGTTCGGAATATGACCTCGGATGACATCAAGAAAGAAAAAGCAGCAACTAAAGCCCAGGAGAAATTCCTTAAGGATCGTGTATCCGATAGCGATGAGTTCTATCAGCAGATAAAGAAACGTCGTGAGAACAGGCAAGAGGTTCAGAAGACAAAGTCCGAAAATCGAGTTACTAAGGACGAAAGGGACCAGATTAAGGAAGAGGTTCGAAAAAGAGCTTCTAAAGAAACCGACGACGGATTAAGAGATAAACTTAGGGAATTAGATCAGAAGTATTTCGAAGCTCATCGAGCAGATAACTACAAAGAACGCGAAAAATACGGAGATATGATATCTGATCTTAGGGATGATTACATTTCTAAATCTAAAGACAAGGCTAGAGCTGAAAAAGAGTTTGATCGGATTAACGACGAAGTAATGTCAGAAAGAACAGAGCCCCAGCAAAAGAAAAAAGCTTTAAGAATATTAAATAGTTAAAAAGGAGGCCCTCAAATGCCAAAGATATCTGATCGCCTCCAGCATGCTTGGAATGCCTTTAGATATGGCGAGCAGGTAAGATACCGGGATTATGGCCCCGGTTTTTATTATGCTCCAAGCCGCCCTATAAGGCGAATAGGAACTGAGCGTTCCATTGTAATGGCATTATACAATCGTATAGCAATGGATGTCGCCAATATCGGTATTAAGCATGTGAGGCTTGATGAAAACGATCGATATTTGGAAGATATCGATTCTAAGTTAAACTTATGCCTTCAAGTAGAAGCAAATATAGACCAGACAAGCCGTGCTTTTATGCAAGACGTGGTTTTATCAATGCTTGAAGAGGGTGTTGTGGCTGTTGTTCCTGTAGTTACCACGTTAAATCCTACAATTACAGGCTCGTACGACATTGAAGTCATGAGAACCGGAAAAATTGTTCAGTGGTATCCGGAATACGTAACGGTTAACCTATATAACCAGGAAACTGGTCTTAGAGAAGACGTTACTCTTCCGAAATCCACGGTGGCTATCATAGAAAATCCGTTCTATGCAATCATGAATGAGCCCAACTCTACTTTGCAGCGGCTTATCAGGAAGCTCAATCTTCTTGACGCCATAGATGAGCAAAGCGGAGCAGGAAAACTGGACCTTATTGTTCAGCTCCCGTACACAATTAGGTCCGAAGCAAGAAGACTGCAGGCTAAAGAGCGAAAGAAAGACATCGAAATGCAGCTTGCCGGGAGCAAATATGGAATCGCGTACATAGACGCGGCCGAGCATGTAACTCAGCTTAACCGATCCGTCGACAACAACTTAATGAAGCAAATCGAATACTTGACGAGTATGCTTTACAGCCAGTTGGGGATGTCGGAAGATCTTCTGAAAGGCGTAGCCGACGAAAAAGTTAATCTGAATTATATAAACAATACTATCGAACCTATCATTTCAGCTATCTGCAACGAATACAAAAGGAAGTTCCTCACAAAGACCGCAAGAAGCCAGCGACAGACGATTAAGTTCTTCAGAGAGCCGTTTAAACTGGTGCCGGTCGATAATCTTGCCGAGATAGCCGATAAGTTCACTCGAAACGAGATCCTTTCGTCTAATGAAATCAGACAGGTCATTGGCATGAAGCCGTCGAATGATCCGAAGGCTGATGAACTTAGAAACAGCAACATGCCTCATGAAGGTGAGGATGGTCTAGCTGTGGATCAGGACCAATTGAGTTACGAGCAATCTGCAGGAAATTTGAACGATCTTGATGCTCAATTATCAGCTTTAGAGTCCAGTTTGCGGCAGAGTGGTTTATTAAATCTTAGTTTACAGCATTATGCTTCGCCATACTATGATCCGGTAAAGGCCCATGAGTATTACGAAGAACATAAACATTTAAAAGGAAGAACTTCCAGCGCCGGTTTAAACGACCAAGGAAGAGAAGCATCTCAGTTTGTAAAAAAGCAACTTCAGGCTAGAAAGAAAGCCCGAATAGAACAGGCTAAAACAAAGAGAGATACAACTATTAAGGAATCTTCCAGTACGACAAAAACCGCCAACGAACTAGAGAAAGAGAAAACGAAGCAAGAAATAGATTCATTTGCTGCCCAGATGCAGAGTCAAATAGAAGCTATACGTTCTTCCATGTCCTCTTTATCTAAAGATGAAAAGGCAAGAGTGGCAGAAAAAGTCGCCAAATTGCGAGAATCTGTGGCTGTTAAGCGCCAAGACTTAAATGCTGCTTATAAAGAGTTCTCAGCAAAGAACACGCAAGCGCACAAAGTAGCAACGGTTGGAGCCAGAGAATTGTATAAGCAAGAGACGGATAAAGCCAAAGAAGATTATCAGAGAGAACTTGAAGCTGAAATGGGAAAGATTCAATCAGAAACATCTTTCCAGGGAAAAAAGAGAAAAAGATAGTATTTAAACACAGGAAAGGAAAAATTCAAAATGCCGAAGAAGTATGACTTTAGTGGCTGGGCTACTAAGGTGGACTTGAAATGCTCTGATGGCAGAACTATCAGAAAAGGCGCATTTAAACACTGCGATGGCATGAGAGTTCCACTTGTATGGCAGCATCAGCACAACGATCCGGAAAATGTCTTAGGATACGCGGATCTTGAGTATCACAATGAGGGTGTACGTGCCAATTGTTTGTTTAATGGCAGCCCGAAAGGACAGCACGGAAAATTGCTTGTACAGCATGGAGACATCGCGGCGCTTTCTATCTATGCCAACGGTCTTGAGCAGAGGGGCGGAGATGTTCTTCATGGCGATATTAAAGAAGTAAGTCTCGTTCTTGCTGGAGCGAACCCCGGAGCTCTTATTGATTTCCCCGTTCTTGCACATTCCGGCGAAGAAGTAGATGACGAAGCCATTATCTACACCGGTCTTCCGCTTACTTTAGCTCATTCCGACGACGAAGAAGAGGACGAAGACTACGACGAGGAAGACGAAGAAGAGGAAGAAGAGGAAGAAGAAATGGCACATGCTAATAAAACAGTAGGCGAAATTTTTGACACCTTGTCTGAAGAGCAGAAAGATGCGGTTTATACCGTTATCGCAGCTGCTATGGATGACGACGATGACGATGACGACTCTGAAGGAGGAGAAGAAGTGAAACACAACGTATTTGATGCTGATACGAGAGCGCCGAGAAACGTGCTCTCTCACGACGACTTTGCTATTATTGCCGCCGACGCCAAGCGTCTTGGTTCTATGAAGGAAGCAGTTCTGGCACATATGGAAGACGAGGATGGTGTTCTGGCTCATGCCATTGGCGATATCGCTGATCGTAACGGCAACGCTGTAACTTATGGTATCGCCGATATCGATTATCTGTTCCCGGAAGCTAAGAGCCTGAACAATCCGCCCGATTTCATCCAGAGAGATATGGGCTGGGTCCGCAAGGTCATGAGCGGCACTCATCATACGCCGTTCTCTCGTGTAAAATCCATGTTCGCAAACATCACGATGGACGAAGCTCGTGCTCGTGGTTATTTGAAAGGCAACCTGAAAAAAGAAGAAGTCTTCACGCTGCTGAAGCGTTCTACCGATCCGCAGACTGTTTATAAGAAACAGAAAATGGATCGCGACGATATCATCGACATTACAGATTTCGATGTTGTTCGCTGGATCAAAGGCGAGATGCGTATGATGCTGGAAGAAGAACTGGCTCGTGCGTTCCTGATTGGCGACGGCCGTGGAACAGCTGAAGACGATCATATTTCTCATGACCATATTCGTCCGATCGCGACTGATGCTGACCTGTACACTATCAAGAAAGGTGTTACGGTGGGCGCTGATGACGCTGCAACGGCGAAGAACTTTATCCGCACGGCCATCAAAGCTCGTAAGGACTATAAGGGATCCGGCAGCCCGACTCTGTTTACGACAGAAGACATGCTGGCTGAGATGCTGCTTCTGGAAGATAACATGGGCCACTTCATGTATACTTCAGAAGCGCAGCTGGCAACGACTCTTCGCGTGAAAGAGATTGTCACGGTTCCGGTTCTGGAAGGTTTCCAGATTGACAGCAAAGATGTGATGGGTATCATTGTTAATCTGTCTGATTACAACGTCGGCGCTGACAAGGGTGGCGAGACCGCAACATTCGAAGATTTCGATATCGACTACAACCAGTATAAGTATTTGATTGAAACTCGTTGCTCTGGCGCGCTGGTCAAACCGTTCTCTGCGATCACATTGATCAAGGGCGGCACGGATTCCAGCACGGCGGTTCTCCCGAATCGTGTTACAGGTGCAACCGGCGCAACAGGAGAGTCCTGAGGTTAAGCAATGAAAATCCTAATAGCAGTCCCTACCTTTGAGACTATTTATCCTGATACATATAAATCCATATGGGAAATGGATAAATGCGGTCACGAAGTTTTGTTCGAATTTGTAAGAGGATACGATGTAGCAACAGCTAGAAACCGCATAGCACAAAAGGCTATGGATCTGAATACAGACTATGTATTAATGGTCGATAACGACGTCGTACTTCCTAAAGATTTGCTGTATATCATGCTTGGCGAAGAGACAGATGTTGTCTTGGGATACTATGCTCATCGTGACAACGATAATATTTATCGTGGCAACACATGCGTATGCAAGCTCTATCAGGATGATGGAAGCTATTACTATAACTATCCGTTAGAATCCGAATATACGGCAGAGGAATTGCAGCGTTTGAACGAATCTGGCGAATGGAGAGTTCAAATCCATGGCGGAGGTATGGGCTGCGCATTTATTAGAACTAACGTATTTAGGCGCATTGAATATCCGTGGTATGACTGGGTTAACTACGCAGATGACAATCGCGGAATGCTGTCTGAAGATTTATTTTTCTGCGAAAGATGCAAAGCAGCGGGCATTCCAATCTATACGGATGCCCGAGCTGCTTGCGGTCATATGTTAAGGCATATTCAATTGCCTACTTAACAGGAGATAGCAAATGGCAAAGTTTTACGGAAAAGTTGGTTTTATGACTACCGAAAAGACGGCCCCCGGTGTATATGAAGAGGTAATAGTCGAAAAAGAATACTATGGAGACTTGCTTAAAGTTAATCGCAGATGGGAGGGCGTGTCTAACCATGAAAACGATGATTTGAACGTCAGTCTTCGAGTAAGTATCCTTGCCGATGACTTTGCCTATGAGCATCTCCATGAGATTAGATATGTCGAATGGTACAATTCAAAATGGAAGGCAACAACGGTCGAGGTGGAATATCCTCGGCTCATTATTTCGATAGGAGGGGTCTATAATGGTGATGCCCAGGACGAGAGTTGAGCTTCACGAGGCCTTTGCGGCTTTTCTCGGGTCTGAAAATGTGTATTATAGACCTCCGGAATCCAAGAAGCTTGAATATCCTTGTATAGTCTATATGCCGCATAGTGGTGATTCTCAGTATGCCAATAATAAGACATACATCTTTCATCGTTCTTACGATGTCCAGTTAATTTACAAGGAAGCTGACACGGATTTACCAGAAAGATTCGCATATAAGTTTCCAAAATGCCGATTCGACAGATCGTTTAAAACGGATAATTTAAATCATGATAATTTTGTTCTTTACACATAGGAGGTAAATTATGCCTAGACTTGAATGGGATAAGGCCGGACAGAAACTCTATGAAACCGGTGTAGACCAGTGCGTATTGTATACACAGAATTCTGATGGTACATATGCAACTGGTGTTGCTTGGAATGGTATCACCGCTATTAATCAGTCGGCATCCGGTGGCGACACAAACGACCTGTATGCTGATAATATCAAGTATTTGTCTCTTCGTGCTGCCGAAAACTATGGCGCCACCATCGAGGCCTATACTTATCCTGAAGAATTCGCTGCTTGTGATGGTAGCGCCGAAATTGCTCCTGGCGTATATGCTGGACAGCAGGCTAGAAAATCGTTTGGGTATTCTTATCGTACTTTGATCGGTAATGATACCGATGGTGATTCTCATGGCTATAAGTTGCATATTGTATACAACGCTACTGTTTCTCCTTCTGAGAAGAGCTATGGAACAGTCAACGAATCTCCGGATGCTATTAACTTTAGTTGGGAGGTTTCCACAACTCCGGTTGCGGTCGAAGGCTTTAAGCCGACAGCCCATATCGAAATCGATTCCACTAAAGTTGATTCGGCAAAGCTTACTACGCTGGAAAATATGTTGTATGGCGGCGAAAGCGCCGAAGCCACACTTCCGACTCCGGCACAGGTTATTTCAACTATGGGGCCGTCTGGAGCAACTGGCTCCACCTCATAAGATAATAGAACAGGTGTTGAGGCTGTCTTCGGGCAGCCTCTTTTTAATCTAAAAGGAGACAAACATGATTAAAAGAACTATTAAGTACACGGACTACAAAGGAAACGAGAGAGAAGAAGATTTCTATTTCAACTTTTCTCAGCCAGAGCTTATGGAAATGGAGCTCACTACAAAAGGCGGTATGAGCGAGTATCTTGAAAAGATCATTAAAGCTCAGGATCGCGAGGAGCTCATTAAATGGTTTAAAGTCATCGTCCTTAAAGCTTATGGCGAAAAGTCGGAAGATGGCAGAAGGTTTATCAAATCGAAAGAACTTTCCGAAGCATTTTCGCAGACAGAAGCTTTTGTGCAGCTTTACATGGAACTTGCTACCGATGATGAGAAAGCCGCGGAATTTGTCAACGGTATTACTCCGAAGTTTGATAATATTCCGAATGCGGCACCCGGAAAAGCTCCGGTTGATGGTGTAGCAAAGCCGGAAATAACGGTGGCTAAATAAGGAGTTAATGGAATGCTCAAGATTACGATACCTAAAACCGAGGCATTTGACCCGATTAAGAACGAGTTTATCGAAATTAAAGGACAGACGTTATCTCTTGAGCATTCCCTTGTTTCGATTTCAAAATGGGAGTCGAAATGGCATAAGCCTTATTTGACAAAAGAGGCGAAAACAGTAGAAGAATCGCTCGACTATATAAGATGCATGACACTTACACAAAACGTTGATCCAAATGTGTATTATTGCATCCCAGATAGTGAGATACAAAAAATAAACGACTATATCGAAGACCCTATGACCGCAACTTGGTTTTCCGATTCTAACCCGGAGGGAGGAAGACGTCAGGGGAGGGTTCTTACGGCCGAACTTATCTATTATTGGATGGTAGCTTTTCAGATCCCGTTCGAGTGCCAGAAGTGGCATTTGAACCGACTGATAACACTTATTAAGGTATGCGAAGCTGAGAATGCACCGTCTAAGAAAACTAACAAAAACGAATTGCTAGCCAGAAACGCAAGGCTTAATAAAGCCCGAAAGAAGGCTCTTAGGACTCATGGTTAGATATGAAGATAGGAATAACAGTTAAAGGCGACTTTAAACATACTGAAAAGTTCTTCGACAGAGTTAAAGGAAAACAATTAACAAGAAAGCTTAATCAGTATGGCCTTTTAGGCGTTGCGGCTCTTGCGGCCAACACGCCTGTCGACTCAGGTAAGACTGCAGAGTCTTGGGACTATGAAATACGTAATGGTGCTGAAGGTGTTGAAATCATTTGGACCAACACAAATACAAATAAAGGCTACAATATAGCAATACTTATTCAGTATGGGCACGGCACCGGAACCGGCGGATACGTTCAGGGAAGAGATTACATTAATCCGGCTATCCAGCCGGTCTTTGACGCCATAGCAAACGACATTTGGGAGGAGGTTACTAGATCATGAGTTCTATTGATAATCGAATAGTCGTATTGACATTCGACAATAAAAACTTTGAAAAGAACGTCCAGACCAGTATGTCAACACTGGATAAGTTAAAGAATGGCCTTAAGTTTGATGGGGCTACAAAAGGCTTGGACAAGCTGTCCGCGTCTGCTAAAACCATTAATCTCAGTCCTATAGGCTCGGCCATCGAGTCTATCAGAGACCGGTTTACCAATCTTGGTGTGATTGGTATGACGGTACTTCAAAATCTTACTAATACCGCGGTTGATTTCGGTAAAAGATTAGTGAGCAGCATCCTTACTCCAATCACATCTGGTGGTTGGAAGAGGGCTCTTAATGTTGAGCAGGCGACTTTCCAGATGGAGGGCTTGATTGGTAAGACCGAAGGCGGTGCTGAGAAGATAAAAGCCATCATGGAGTCGGTTACTGAGTCAGTGCAAGGAACTGCTTATGGCGCCGACCAGGCAGCTAGAGTAGCTTCTCAGCTTGTTGCCACTGGCGTTGAAGACTCTCAGCAAATGCTTAAATATCTGCAGGGTGTTGCTGGTGCTGCGGCAATGACCGGAGGAGCATATGATGAAATAGGTCATATTTTTACTACGATTGCAGGTCAGGGTCGTCTTATGGGCGATCAGCTTAACCAGTTTGCCTACAGAGGTCTTAATATTGCGGCGACATTGTCGAAGCAGATGGGCATAACCGAAGCCGAATTCCGTGACCTTGTATCTAAAGGTAAGATAAGTTTTGAGCAGTTTGCAGAAGGCATGGCTGAAGCGTTCGGTGAACACGCCACCAAGGCCAATGATACCTTTACTGGTTCGCTTTCTAACATGAAGGCTGCGCTTGCCAGGATTGGTCAGGAGTTTGCGTCTCCTGCACTTAAGTATTTCAGAGATATTTTCTATTCGCTTAAGCTTTTGATCGACCAGGTTCATGAGAGACTCAAACCTTTAATAGCGCTCATCAATGATCAGCTTATAAGCAATGCAGGAAAGCTGGTTGATTTTATTGACTCGGTGACGGAGCTTTTAGGTGGCGAGTCCCAGCGAATGAAAAAAGCTGCTGAAGATACAGCTGAAGCTACTGAAGAAACCGCCGAAAGAGTTAAAGCTTCCGCAGAAGAAATAGAAGAAGCAGCACAAAAAGTTTTGGCTGGTGAGTATGGCAACGGCAATGAAAGACGTCGTCAGCTTGAAGAACTTGGCCTTTCTTATGAGAAAGTTCAAAATAGAGTCAATGAATTACTTGGATGTTCGTATCGCTATGAGGTTCAGGAAGACGAATTAACGGAATCTATTAAAGAAGGCGGCGATGCTACCAGAGAAACTGCCGACGCCACGGACGAGCTTAAAGAAAAGACTAAAGCTTGGCAGAAATTTCTGGCTAAGAGCGCCTGGTATAATTTTGTAGCGGCTTTAAAGAATATTGCCGGTGCTATAAAAGGTTTTGGCGGCGCTGGAGTAGAAGCATTTAAAGAAATGTTCACTTCTGAGACCGGAACCGCATTTATTAAAGGCGTAGAACAGATTGCCAATCACTTTAATCGGTTTACCAGAGAGTTAAAACTTAACGAAGACCAGGCTAACGGTCTTAAGAATATTTTTAAAGGCTTTTTCTGGGTCATTGAGCAAGGCGTAAAACTTGTAGGGAAATTTGTTGATTTTGGAATAACTATTTCTGGCGGAATAGTTGGTCTTGTAAAGAAATTTCTAGGATTTATAGGCACTGCAAAGCTTTTTAATGGCGAGATCGATGAAACCACTAAAAAGGGTCAGTTTATTATAGCTTTACGAGATGCTTTTGGAAAACTTGGCGATAGTTTTAGAGGCTTAAAAGACAAGTTTAAAGGGGCTTTCGAACTTTTTAAGAAATCCGATACGTTCCAAAAGCTTAAAGAAAACGCCATCCAGCTTAGAGACGCTCTTAAAGAAACCGGAGGAAAAATATTAGAGTCTCTTACCGAGAAATTAAAGAAATTTACTAATTCTGATATTCTTCCTAATTTTAGCACGATTAAGGGCTGGTTTGAAACAGCCGGTGAGTATTTGGCCAAATTCGTTGGATGGTTGGCGGAAGGCGTTCCAAAAGTTGAAGAATTCTTTAAGTCTTTTAGAGATTCCGCAACTGGAAAATTTGGCAGTTTCGTTGATTTCTTAATACTCGCTAAAGATGCCATAGTCAATTTCTTTAAGGGTGTTGACATAGAAACCGGAGAGCTTAATCTTTTCGGAAAATTGAAAGAAGCAATATCCAAAGGCATGGACGGACTGGGTCAGTTCTTTGCTGATATACATACGGATGGCTTTGTTAAAGGCTTTGAACAGTTTATTCAAAATATATCCGATGCTTTTAACAGCATAGACCCTGAAACGCTTGAAAAGATTAAAAAATGGGCAACAATAGCTCTAGCCATAACTGGAATAATTACACTTCTGAGAACCATTAAGTCACTTACAAATCTCTTTGAATCAATTAGTGGTTTGACTGACGTGTTTGGTTTGAAAGGGTTTGCGGAGGCAATTAATAATAGAACCAAACTGTTAAAAATAGGCATGTTCTTGGCAGGCATAATAACCATAGTTGGTTCTATTAAAGTTTTGTCTGAGATTGAACCAGAAAAGTTAGCAACTAGTGTCGAAATAATAGCTGGAATAATAGCGGGTCTTGCCGGGGTGTTTTATCTTATAGGTAAAATGCAGTTCAATGATAAGGCTATGAGAAGCTTTGGATTATCTATGGCCGGTCTTGGCATTGGTCTTCTTGGGATAGCCGGTGCGGCCAAGATACTTTCCACTATGGAATGGCCTGTTATTCTTAGTTCTGCTGGAAAAGTTGCAGTGTTCTTGGGAATTATGGCATTGGCTGCCAGAATTGCAGGTACAGCTAACGCTGGCGGCACATTCTTGGGCCTTGCAGCTGCACTTAACTTACTTCTTATACCGATAATGGTTCTCGGGCATACGAAGATGAGTGTCATTAATAAGGCCGCTAAAGCTATAGGAATTATAGCCATAGAGCTTGGAATTGCTGCGAGAATTGCAGGCAATGTTAAAGCGGCGGCTGCCTTCATGGGCCTTGCTGTTGCGATTGATTTGCTCGTTCCGGCCGTGGCAATTCTAGGACATATGAAGTGGGACACTATAAAACAAGGAGCTACAGCACTCGGCATAATTATGGCCGAAATAGCAATTGCATGCCGGATAGCGGCTTCTGCAAATGCTGGAAAAGGTGCTGGCGCAATTCTTGCTATGGCTGTTGCTATTGGTGTAGCGGTGGTTGCGCTGAAAGTCTTGGGCGAGATGGACGCGGATGCTCTTAAACGCGGAACATTAGCTTTAGGAATAATTATAGGTGAAATAGCCATAGTAATGGGAATTGCCAAAGGCTGTGCGAGTTCTTGGGGTGCTCTTCTTGCTATGGCTGGTGTTATTGCGGCGGCAACTATTAGTTTGTACGTCTTGGCTAAAACTCCTTGGGCTAAGCTAAAAGCTGGCGCTATAAGTATGGGCCTAGTTATGACAGCAGCCGGAATAGCCGTAAGGATTGCGTCGCAAGGCTCTTTTAAGCAGCAGTTGGGCGGTCTTCTTGCTATGGCTGGTGTGATGGCAGCCGCATGCGCGGCGTTATGGTTTTTGGCAAAACAGCCGTGGGAAGGTATGCTTGCGGGCGCCATATCGCTTTCGGCTCTAGTCATATCTGTGGGCGCAGCACTTAAATTAATGCAAGGTACCACCTTTACAGGCGCGTTGAAAAACGCAGCGGCCTTAGGTCTAAGTATCGACATTATAGTAGCTTTGGTCGGAGGATTCGTCTGGGCCGTTGGTAAGATTTGTGAAGAACTGGATCCCGGAATGGTTGGTACCATTCAAAAAGGCGGAGAAGTTTTAGGCGCAGTCGGAAGAGCTATCGGCGATTTCTTTGGCGAAATCGTAGCAGGCTTTGGCGAAACCGTAACCGAGTCATGGGCTACAATGGCGACCAATCTTTCGAATTTTGCTGAGAATCTAGAAGGCTTCTTTACCAAAATGAAAGAGTATGGCTCTCCAGAGTTAGTGTCTTGCGTTGGTAATTTTGCTAAAGCATTACTTGAAATAACCGGTGCTGAATTCTTGGACAATATCACTCATCCATTTAGTGGAACTTCGTCCATGGAAGAATTCGGTAAGGAACTTGTGAAATTTGCCGCATACTTTGGCAAATTTGTAGAATTGACAGGCGATATCGAATATTCCGAAATTACCAAAGCGCATGCGGTAGCTGGAGCTGTTAAAGCCCTGGCCGAGGCCGCTAAGGAAATACCGAATCAGAGAGATGATGAGCATTCATTTAATTTTGCTAGCTTGATATTTGGTGATAATGATATTGGGCTGTTCGGCAAAGAACTTGATACATTTATGGATGGTTTTGGAGGGTTTATCGAAGGCTTAAACGAAATTGAGCAGATAGATTCCGAAAAAATTTCCGCTGTTGCAACAGCTGTGGAGACTATGGCCGCGGCCGCTCAGGAAATACCAAATCAGAGAGACGATGAGCATCCATTTAATATTGCCAGTCTGTTATTTGGTGATAATGACATTGGCCTGTTTGGGTCAGAGCTTGAAAAATTCATCACGCCGTTTCAAACTTTCTGCAATGAGCTTAACAAGATTGATAATATTGACAGTGACAAGATTTCTTCGGTGGCAAAAGCCGTTTCCGAATTAGCACAGGCTGCTCAGGAAATTCCTAATCAGAGAGACGACGAACATTCCTTTAATATTGCTAGCATGCTATTCGGTGACAATGATTTAGGTACATTTGGTCAGGAATTAGCCAATTTTATTGAGCCGTTTGGTACATTCGTCAGCGATCTTAACGACATGGGCGATATCGATTTCGACCAGATTTCTGGTGTTGCGAAGGCCATCGACGAGCTAGCCACAGCTGCCGAAAAAATACCGAATAATACTGATGAAGCTTGGTTTAGTAAGATTTTCGGCTCTAGCACCGAGCTTGACGAATTCGGTGATCAGCTTGAAAAATTTGGAAAACACTTTAAGACGTTTGCTGATGATGTAAAGGGCGTGACACTTACTAAAGCGGCAAGCGTTTCAGCAATAGTTAGGACATTAGGTAATTTGGCTACCGAACTAACATCCGTAGCTATTGGCAATTTGTCATCATTTGGTACAAATCTTGGCAATTTCTCGGCATCTCTTCCTGCTTTTATAGAATCTGTAAACGAAATCAATACTGATAAAATTTCCAGCTTTGCAACGGCCATAACAGATCTTGTCAGTGCGGTTTCTTCGGTTGGCGATGACGTTTCCGGTGGACTCGAGGCTTTAAGCACACTACTTAGTGGATCAGCCGCGGGAAGTATAGAAGAATTTACTTCTGGCATCGGTGAAAGCGCAAATTCGATGGCCGAAGCTGTTGGAAAAGCTTTTAGTGACACAGCATCCACGATTGAAAGCGTTGGTGGCTTAACAGAGCTTTTTAAAGCTATGAAAAAAGCTGGTGAAGATACTGTCGAAAAATTTGCCAAAGCTGTGGCGCAAAAGCAGAATGAAGCAAAAACTGCAGTTCAGAATCTCGCAAAAGCCGCCCAAAATGCCATTCCTTCAGACTTTGCTGGAAAGTTCCAGCAAGCTGGTACTAATGCCGCAACTAAATTCTGCAGTGCTATAAGTACTAGGAATACTACGGCTTATAGTGCTGGTTCTGGTCTTGTGTCATCAGCATTAAATGGCGTAAATAGCAGCGCAAATACTGGCGCTTGGTATCAAGTTGGCGCTAATTTAGCAAGTGGTTTGGTTCAAGGTTTAGGAAATTCAGCGGCATTACGGGCAGCTGCAGAAAAGGCTGCTAATTTGGTTAGAACAGCTAAAAGAGCAGCTGAACGAGAAGGCGCGATCAAATCGCCATCTAGAGTATTCTACAGAATTGGTAATTACTTGGTAGAAGGTCTTGTTAACGCTATGGAAGACGGCGTAAATGACGCTGCCAAAGCCGGATCCGGTTTGGTTTCCTCAGCTATAAAACAGGCCAAGTCGCAATTAAATCAGCTGAAAGATGTAATGGACGTTAATACGGACTTTTCGCCAGTCATTACTCCGGTAGTAGACCTGTCCGAAGTTCAAACCGGCGCCAGAAGCATCAATCAGATACTTGGTACAGGTCCATTCGGCTTAAGCCTTGGAAACGAAGCGATGCTGAGCCGTCTGTCTCTTATGGCAAGCTCGAACGGCGACGGTAACAGAGATGTCGTCAATGCAATCAACGGCCTTAAAGACAAGGGCCTTGGAAAAACAACTATTAACATTACTGTAGACGGGACTGAGAATCCTGAAGAGTTCGCAAGCAGACTCGTCAACGCAATCAAAATGAGGTCGAGGATTTAACATGGCAAAAGCAACAGTATGGGGGTATGGTCCTCCGCTATATCCGGAAACCGTACCTCCAACCGGTTTGACCGTTACTCGATCGGGGTATACGTTCAGCGTTACTTGGAAGATAGGCGATGAAAACTATGGCGAAGGTCAAAGATTTGGTTGTAGCGTTCTTTATGAAATTATAGACACATTCAATCCATTTACCGGCAAACCGATAAAGGGCTATAAGTATGACAGTGCTGGCTCGTGGAATTTGGCCACCGATGCAACTTCTAAAAGTTTTACGGTAGACCGAGTGCGGTTTCCCAAAATATATGCTGTATCTGTAGTTGTAACTGGTATAAGATCCTCGTATCAGAAGGTCTTTCAAGAAACAGACGATGCTATATATTATCAGTCTGTTTATCCGTTAAGCAGTACATCTGGTATCGAATTTGAAGTTAAGCCTCCTAATAAAGCAGTTTCTGTGACTGCATCGCTGTCTACCTCAAACAGATGTGTGTTTGCTTGGCATTACGAACCAGACGACACGGCGCATGAATGGTATTTGGGCTACGAATGGGATTCAGTTCTTGTGGCTAACAGCACCGTGTCTGATGGTTCCAAAATAACTTTTAAAAATGCGCCAGGTTTAAGCTATATGCATGGCACTGGCACGGCGCCGCAAGGAGAAAAATATATAGAAGAAGACACGACGGCGCAAAGTTTTAGAACGACCATCACTTATACCCGGTGGTTTAGAATAAGAGCATACGGTCCAGCAGGGTATTCAGACTATAATTATGCAAAACACGTTTACGCCAGACCCAATGATGCCGTCATAAGTGACGGAAAAGCGACGGTTTTAAACGGAACTTCGACACTTGTATGGACTAAATGGACACTTGCTACTGCAGAAAACAGACCCGTTGACAAAGTTATGGTGCAGTATCTTATAGGCGCTCCAAACAGCGGTTTTGTTCCTCCGGCAAGCGGATGGAACGATGCGCCTGGAGGAGAGATAACGGACACCGCTGGTACTGACGGTCTTACGTTTATCGTTCCAGAGACGGTTTCGACTGATCAGTGTTTATGGACTAGGGTAACGGCGTTGCATGACGTAGCAGATTACAGCTATTCAAAAGCCAGATTTATGTTAGCCGGGCCATTGGCCTCACCAAGCGGTCTAAATGTCACTGTTGACAGCACAACCCATAAAGCTAACATTCAGGCGACAAACAATTCGTCGGTTTCCGATTCTTTTCTGGTTGTAAGGTACACAGACGTAGTTAATTACCCGCAAGGAGTGGATATTGCGGTGATACCGCATGGATCCACCAGGGTTAACAATGTCCAGTGCCCTGATTGGGGGACTGGCAATGTGTCTTTTTCGGTTTATGCCGTGCAGGGAACTTATACTAGCACGACGAAAGCCGGTGTTACTATTTATACGTTGACCAAAAAGAACATGGCATCGGCGGTTGTAAGCGACGGCGGAGCTGTTCCATTGGCTCCGCAAAATGTGGTTCTTGGTTTAACAGAAATCGGAAACACCATCAATGTTAGATGGGATTGGTCATGGGCGGCAGCTACAGTCGCTGAGCTTTCCTGGGCTGATCATGAAGACGCGTGGACGTCTACAAGCGGACCTTCTACTTATACGGTCAATAGTATTCAGGCGTCTTCGTGGAACATATCTGGTCTGGATGCTTCTAAAACGTGGTATGTTCGTGTGCGGCTTGGAGCTGGTACTGAAAACACCATATATGGCCCATATTCAAACACACAGTCAATTAATATTTCAAGAGAACAGAGCGTAACTCAGGTATTTAAGCCAACTCTGTATCTTTCCAAAACGATTATAAGTCCTACTGAATCATTTACGGTTTTCTGGGACTATGATAAGACAGACGGAGCTGAGCAAATAAGTGCCGAAGTTGCTCTTGTGACCGTGGATTCAGAGAATAATCTGGTCTATACGAATATTGCGCATGCCGGCGCTCAGCAAAGCATAGAAATAAATGCCGAAGAGCAGGAATGGTCAAACGGCGGTTATTTCAATCTTGCACTTAGGGTGTCAACAGACTTAAGAGGCCTTAGCGAATGGAGTGATCCTGTCGGCATAACGGTGGCCGAGCCTCTCGAAGTTGAAATCACGGAAGATTCACTTGACCATGATCAAACCATAGAAATAGATGGGGTCGAGCATGTTATTAATGTCCTTTCTGAAATGCCGCTTACTCTTAGAGTAGCTGGTTCAGGAAGTGGCGGAACAACTACGGTGCAGATAGTACGAACCGAAGATTACAGGGTTCGAAGACCAGACGACAGCTTGATAAGCGGTAGCGAAGGCGAAATCGTCTACTCGTACACGCAACTTGGAGAAGGGCTTATTACGATAACTAATGGTTCTTTATCTGGTTGTTTGGACGATGGCGCCGCATATAGACTTGAGGTCACAGTAGCTGACACGGTTGGCCAGAAAGCGACAACCTCCGTAGACTTTGAAGTGCACTGGAGCCATCAGGCAATAAAGCCGACAGCAACAGTTACGATGGATACTGAGCATGGCGCAGCTATATTACAGCCAATTGCGCCGGCCGGAACAATAGCGTCTGATCGCTGTGATATTTACAGGCTTTCATCCGATAAACCGGAACTTGTGTATTTCAACGCCGAGTTTGGCGAAAGGTACGTGGATCCAAGCCCCACTATTGGACAAAGTGGCGGATATAGGTTCGTGTTTACAACAGAAAACAACGACTATATTACAGATTCCAACGAGTTGGCATGGGTTGATATTAAAGCAGGCGTAGATAGCCTGTACAATATCATTTCTTACGATGGCGGTAGAGCTACTATCCTGTACAATGTTGATCTGTCTAGTACCTGGGCTAAAAGCTTTAAGAAAACACAGTATTTGGGCGGGTCGCTTCAAGGCGATTGGAATCCTGCAGTAGAAAGAACTGGATCGGTCACAGGTGTAATTGTCACGGCTAATCAAAATGAAATCGAAGAGATGCGAAAACTTGCGATTCATCCGGGGGTTTGCCGTGTCAGAACAGTTGACGGATCCAATTTTGCAGCTGACGTACAGGTAGCAGAGTCTCGCGGCCATGAAGCATTGGACTTGGTTTCAACTTTCACGTTAACTATTTCTAAAGTTGATCAGCAGAACCAGGAAGGAATTAAATACTCTGACTGGGAATACGCTGAATAGAGGTAAAGCAAATGGATTGGTCTACTGGCTATAGTGCCTCGTTCTACGCGGTCGAGGTCAACCAAAATACTTGGAGTGATGGCGGCAGAATAGAAATTACAAGCGGTACTATAAACAGAACCACCGATAGTTTAAGAGAGTCAGCTAATTTTGGCTGTGTAAATCTCACTGATAAAAGCGAAAAATGGGTGCGCGTCTACATGGATACTTCACAGTCCGGAACAGGCGCGCACACTGCGCTTTTTACAGGGCTGGCCATTTCTCCCGAAGATAACATTCAAGGAAATTACACGAGCAATACGCTGCAATGCTATTCGGTGTTAAAACCCGCCGACGACATGCTTCTTGAAAGGGGCTGGTATGCTGATGCGCGTACAAGCTTTTCTAAACTTATAAGGCAATTGCTAGAACCGATTCCATCCAGGATCGAGTTTGAGTCAGAAGCGGCGGTGCTTAAAACAGACATAGTTGCCGAAGCTGGCGAAACAAGACTCACTATGGTGGATCGCCTTCTTAGTTCTGCTAACTGGATTATGCGAATTGATGGGTATGGGAACATCAGAATAGGAAGCATAAGCACTTTGCCGGTTGCAACGTTCGGGTCTTTGGAATACGACATCATAGAAAACGATGTCACAGTCACAAAAGACTGGTACAGCTGTCCGAACGTCTTCATGGCGTCAAATGACACTGGAACTGCCGTCGCAAAAGACTACGATGTGAACAGTCCTTTGTCAATTCAAAATAGAGGTCGGGAAGTATGGATGGGAGAGACTGGTGTTACTTTATTAGGTAACGAGACCCTACAGGACTATGCCAATCGGCGTCTTAAAGAGGAACAGCAGTGCATTGTAACAGCTTCCTATAATCGAAGATACGTTCCCAATGTATATCCGTTTGATACGGTAAGTATCAGATATCCGGCGCAAGGACTTGTTGGCGATTTTATTGTTGCGTCGCAAAGTATATCTCTTGGCTATAACGCCAGAACATCCGAAAAGGTAACGGGGGTTGCATCTTGAGCGCAAAGACTGAAGCGATCATCAACGATCTGATGATCAGTATAGAAAACATTAGCCGAGAGAAGACTTCGTATTTCGATGCTATGGCTACGGTTTTACGACTTGATGGGTCAACTGCTTGGGTCCATTTCGATGGAGGAGCCATTGAAACTCCTGTAAAAATGACCGTTGGTGCAAAAGTCGGAGATGAAGTTATGGTACGTGTGGCCAATGGTTACGCGTATCTATTAGGTAATTCTACCGCGCCTCCGACAGATGATAGCGTAGCAAACAATGCTCAGCATACAGCTGACTATGCGGTTGACCAGGCTATAAGAGCGACCAATGCTGCCGACATAGCTACAAGAGGCGCCGAAATTGCCGCACAAGCTGCCGAGAACGCCACGACAGAAGCAAGAATTGCCCAGCAAGCAGCTAGCACAGCTCAAGCTTCTGCTGATGCTGCAAGCGTGAGTGCCGCAAGCGCTAATACTTCTGCTAACAATGCTTTAACACAGCTTTCTACGGTAGAGGACGTGGTTGGCACACTTTCATGGATATCGTCTCATGGGACGTATAGAGAAACGAGCGATACAGTTGCGGAACCCGGAAAATTCTATTTTACAAGATCCGGTTCTGGCACGGAAGCCGATCCTTATGCATATGCTGTTGTAACGGATCCTGCCGATAACCCAACAGAGGCCGGGTACTACGAACTTGAGTCGATCGACGAAGCGGTAAGCAATTATGTCAGCACTCATTTGGCGCTTACGAATGAAGGTTTGTTTATCACTCTTGACGATAACGGCTATAAGTTGAAACTTACTAATTCAGGAGCTTACATTATCGACCCAGCTGGGGGTGAAGTTGCCGAGTATTCGACTGTTACCAACATAGGAAGCAGCAATGGACGTCATGTTCATATCGATGACGACTCTGTCGATATTATGGACGGGACAACGTCGCTGGCCAGTTTTGGATCAACGACTATTATCGGAAATCAAAATGGAGCCCATCTTGAGGCTTCCGGAGACAGACTTTCCTTTAAAGATAAAGACGGTAATGAAGTTGCATATGTAGCGGTTGATTCCGAAACGAACGAGTCGATATTTTACATGACAAAAGCGATTGTTGTAAAAGACTTATATTTCGGCAACTGGCGATGGAACAGCAGATCAAATAATAATTTGGCGCTTATGTGGGTTGGTAATACAGAACAGGAGTAAACAATGCCTAGTATTAGTTATACAGTTTCGAGCGGGATTGTCTCTGGTGGTAGTCTGTCGGTAATCGTAGATTATACCGTCAGCTCGACAAATACGCAAACTACTTTTACATTTGGTACGCCTGCTATTAAGTGGACAAAACCTGCATCTGTGGCTCTTCAATGGAAATTCACCTTTGTTGGTGGTAATACCGCAACGGAAGGCGCCGATTACACGTTAACTGGTACTGTGTTCCCAGCCGCCGGAACCAGTGGTCAGACAACTTCGACACCAAATGGTTTAACTATTACTTGGAATAGAAAAACATCTGACTGGATAATTCCTCTGAAATTGGAAATTTTAGAAGGGACTGGAAGCGGTAGCAGTTATACATATAGTTCTCGAGGGAGTAAGACTACAAATCTAACCGTGCCTGCAATTCCGGCATACGATGTAATTTACAACGCAAATGGACATGGCACAGCTCCTGCAAATCAGAAAAAATATTACGGATCGACCTTAACACTTGCGCCGGCTATGGCTGCTACAGGTTGGACATTTGTCAGATGGAATACTAGGGCCGATGACGGTGGTACGGGGTATAATGCTGAAGCAAACTATACAGACAATGCTCCGCTAACGTTATATGCCATATGGAAGAGATCGATATCCGGCGTAAGTATTGGATCAGCAACGGTAATCCGTGTAGAAGATGACACCAGTACGGAAGAAGCTGATGAAGGTACTTACGCTTATATTTCTGTCCCTTATACTGTTACTGGCGCAGCGGCAGCAAACATTGAAATGAGCGTTACCGCTACAGCTGAAACGGGAGATCCGCCGACGGTCACGCTTGTTTCATGGCAGGCAAGCAAGCCTGAAGATACTTCCCAAAATGGAACTTTTATAGCTAGAGCTAGTACGTGTGATCTTGATATACGATATAGTTTTGAAATTACCGTATCAGCTAATAACATAAGCGTATCTCAGGCAGCTGTATATGCAAATAGGACTGTAGTTCTTCCAACAGCTTTTTTTCTTGTAGACTTTAAAGCCGGAGGAAAAGGCGTTCACTTTGGCGGAGCAGCGACGCTGGACGGTTTCTTTGTTAGTATGCCAGCGACTTTTTATAAAGCCGTAAAGATGATGGACGGCCTTACGTTTGACAATGTTACAAATGCTATATATTACAAAGGCGCTTATGCTAGTTATCCGATGATTAAATTCAAGGATGGTGCGGATGGATACGGAAATGGTATTGTCATTGGTGGAGGAGGCCTTGTTTGCGTTGGCGGAGGAGAATCTGCGGACGCTGTAGCGGCATCGATTACAAGTGGCGGATCAGAGCAGTTAATTCTTAGCAACGACGGAGCTATAGACATATACACCGAATGCCAAAATGGAGTTGCCAGCGCTACGCACACAACTATAAGTGGCAAAACTTTTAGCGGACGTGCAATCTGTCTAAAAGATCAGACGACCGATAACGATGTATATTTAAGCTACGGAGCTGCCGGATTAGGCTGGGGTGATATTACTTGGCTTGCCGCATGGAACGGATATTCTTTGCGAGCGATAAATAAATCGCAAATATCCCCTATTAATATTGGCGCCGTCTCAAGAACGGGCGATACCATGTCTGGTGCTTTGACTGTCAGTTATGCTACACCAAATATTATAGCCAAAGCTACAAACATTAATGTGTCACTATCGAACAATAATGTATCATCGACCGTTTGGTGGGGGTTTCCATGTCGAGACACAGGAAACAGAACACCAGCTCAGTTTTTAGGGCAGGCAGGCAAGGACGGAAGCACTGGCGTTGGGATGTGGGTGTATAATTTTAATACATCTGGATCTCAGGTGTCTGGAGCTGGTTTTGTAATGTATATGAACAAATCTGGCACCGTAACTTATGGTGTACCGAATCCTGCTAACTTCAGATCAGCTATAGGCTGCGCTCCGTCTGGATATTTAAAAGGCTGGACAAGTCTTGGATCGACAACAGGCACAACAGCCAAAGCAATTACAGCATCATCTTACACGGAACTATTGGTAGTAATGGCGTACAGCACATCCTATAGGGGAAGCTGTTTTATTCCAGTAGCAGCTCTCAGTACAACAGCAAACGAATGGTACTGTGGTGGTGGAGGTGCGGGCGGTTCTTCCACATCGGGGCGACGCGCAGTTTTTAAAGCTACGACTACTGCCATAACACCAGTTTTAATAACGATTGATGGCACGAACTACACAAGTACAGCTGTTGTAACTTATATATACGGAAGATAACTACCGGAAAAGGAGACGAAATGAAACTCAAAGATATTATCGATTGCAACGAATCACTTAAGGCATTAAAGGACAAGCGACTCCCGATTAGTGTAAGTCTTATTATATCTCGGAATTTTAAGAAACTGGCTCCGGTTATGGAGGATTACGAGGAAAAAAGATCACTCCTTATTCAAAGATATGCAAAAAGAGACGAGAACGGTGAGATGATCACTCACAAAAATGACTCTGTCCAGATCGGCGACCCCGATGCGTTTATCAGAGAAATGGACGAACTGACTTCCACAGAAATAGAAGTAATATTTGATAAGATACCACAGGTATCGTTAGATCGCTGCGAGGAAGAAAAGTATGATCGACTCACGGTAGACGAGGTCGGAGTTATCGACGAATACATGCTTGAAGATGATTCGTAACAATAGTTTCTTTACGTGCAGGGCGCTCCTTCGGGGGCGTCTTTTTTAATGCTTCCAAAATGGAAGAGAAAGGAATTGTCTATGCTTTCAAATGAACTCTCAGCTGCTGATGTCGCTGCAGTAACAGGTGGCAACGGTATGTTCGGTAACGACGGTTCGTTCTGGCTGGCTATCTTGTTTCTGTGGGCAATCATGGGCGGTAACGGTTGGAATGGTGGAAATGGCAATTACAACGGCGAAGTCCAGCGTGGTTTCGATCAGCAGGCTGTTATGAACGGCATTAACAGCATCGGAACTTCCATGGATGCTAACCAGGCAGGTCTTATGAACCAGATGTTTGCCATGCAGATGGCTCAGCAGAATTGCTGCTGTGAGAACCGTCTTGGCACTGCCGATCTGAAGTATACCGTTGCCCAGGAAGCTTGCAACGACCGTCAGGCTGTATCGGATGGTATCCGTGATGTCATCGCTAATCAGACGGCTAATACTCAGGCCATTCTCGATAAGCTCTGCCAGCAGGAGATCGATGCGCTGAAGACACAGAACGCCAATCTCCAGACTCAGATTAATCTGGCAAATCTGCAGGCGTCCCAGACAGCGCAGACAGCTAGAATCCTTTCTGACAACGCCGCGCAGACACTTGCACTTGAGCAGTATCTGAACCCGACTCCTGTTCCGGCATACATGGTCCAGAATCCGAATTGCTGTACTCAGAACTTCGGATGCGGTTGCATGGCTTAAGGAGGAATTCAAAATGGCGGAGTTTACGTACAATCCTGTTCAGGAAGTGGCTGATGGCGCAAATGTCATCTTCAATACCACTATCGGATGCAACAGAGGTCTGATCTTTCATAGAAATGAATCAGGCATCGTGACTCTGAGAAGTCCGATTAACGGTTGTAATCGTTTTGCGAGATATCAGTGCACCTTTAACGGAAACATTGCGGTTCCGACAGGTGGGACTGCTGGCGCGATCTCGCTGTCTCTGGCTATTGATGGAGAAGCCATCCAGACCTCCAGAGCTATAGTTACTCCTACTGTGGTGGATGCTTATTTCAATGTAACATCCACAGCAATTATCGACGTTCCGGTTGGTTGCTGTGTAATGTGCTCGGTTGAGAACACATCTGATCAGGCGATTAATGTCCAGAACGCCAATTTCACAGTCACAAGAGTAGCTTAAGAAAGGAGGAAAAGCCATGTATATCACAAACGAAAATGCAGATAGACTTGTGTCTATGCTGAACACAGAAATCAGCCAGATCATCAACGAAGGACGGCTTAGCAAAGACGTGGTATGCCTTCTTGGAGAAATGGTTGATGTCCTTAAAGATATTAAAGAGCTCGACAAAGAATCTATGGACGAAGGATATAGCCAGATGGGTCGCTCTTATGATGACGGCTACAGCTATGCACGAGATCGCATGGGTCGGTATACCAGCCACGATCGCTCATATAACTCCAACAGAGACCATCTCATGAATAAGATGAACCAGTTTATGGATCAGGCTTCTAACGAGTCCGAACGAGAACTTGTTCGTCGTATCATGAGAGAGATTTAAAAGAAATCGGAGGGTCAATCTTATGGGTGATGAATGGGTAAATGAGTTTAAGAAAAGAATCGACGACGAGGAAACACGTCAAAATCGTAGGATTGACTCTCTTGAGCAGAAGGTGGACAAGCTTATAGAGACCAATACTTCGATCAGGCTGGTGGAGCAAAAGCTTGATATCTTAACTGAGAACGTAAACAAGATAGATCGGGCAGTCGAGAGTTTGCAGAATGAGCCAGCCGACAACTGGAAAAAAGCAGTATGGATTGTGATTGCGGCGATCATTACTTTCGTCGTGACGTATTTTCTGAAAGTATAAGAAAGGGGAATTTCCAAAATGGATATTTTAGGTATTACTGGTATCGCGGCTATCGCTGTTATTTGTTACCTGATTGGTCTGGGTCTTAAGGCGTGGGATAAATTCGACGATCGCAAGATTCCGGTTCTTATGGGAGTGTCCGGAGCAGTGCTTGGCATTCTTGCGTACTTCTTTGCGCCTAACATCATGGTCGCAGAAGACCTTATCAGCGCAATTGCCATCGGTATTGTAAGTGGCTTTGGCGCAACAGGTATCAACCAGATCTACAAACAGTCTCAGAAGGAGGCCTAATATGGGCGTAAAAGCGTCAGATGTCATAAAAGTCATGCAGGACTGGATTGGCGCCGACAAACGTACGATCATTGACCTTTACAATTCGCATAAGCCGCTGGCTCAGGGATACAAAGTACAGTACGAGTACAAAGAAGATGCCTGGTGTGATGCGACCATTTCGGCGGCGTTTATTAAACTCGGCGCTGTGGATTTGATCGGTGGCACGGAGTGTGGTGTAGAGCGGCACATCAAGCTGTTCCAGAAAGCCGGTATCTGGGAGGAAGACGGAACTATTCAGCCAGAACCTGGAGATATTATCTGCTACAACTGGGACGATTCCACACAGCCAAATGATGGATTTGCGGATCACATTGGCATCGTGGAAAAGGTGACCGAGAAAAACATCACGGTTATTGAAGGCAACTATAATAACGCTGTAGGCAGAAGAACCATTTCTAAAGGCTGGGGCTATATCAGAGGATATGCTCGCCCAAAATACGACAAAGAGGTCGTTTCTGAGAAAAAAGAGGAAACGAAATCCGAAAATTCCCCGGGTGGAAATTTTGGAAAAACAGTTTCAAATGCTCCTTCCAAAATGGATCTTAGTAAACCTATTATTGATGTCTCTGAGTGGCAGGGCGAGATCGATTGGGAAAAGGTTAAGCCTCAGATTGGCGGAGCTATTATAAGAATTGCCTACAGTACCAATAAGGATGACACTTATGTACATCGCAATCTTGACGAATGCGACCGTCTTGGCATACCGTATGGTGTTTACATCTATTCTCTGGCGTATTCAGAGCCTATGGCGAAGGCTGAAGCAGCTAAAGTCTTAAGTTATATTTCCGGAAGAAAGCTTGCTATGCCGGCTTACATCGATCTTGAAGAAAACAAGTACGGATACATTGCCAAAACCGTAGCTGCGGCGTTTTGTGACGCCATAAGAAATGCAGGCTTCATGTTCGGCGTATATACCGGCGAATATTACTACCGGAATTTCTTGTCTGGTGTGAACATTCCAAAATGTTCTTGGTGGATCGCAAGATATGGCACTAATAACGGCACCAAGCAGCTTAATCATAAGCCTAAGCTTCCTATGGACGGATGGCAGTTCACATCTGTAGGCAGATTTAATGGAATTGATGGTAATGTCGACTGTTCAGAGTTCTATACGGACTTTACCGGCGAATCGCCTATTCCGGTAAATGGAGCAGAAGCATCCAAAACGATCGATGATCTTGCGAAAGAAGTCATCAATGGAAAATGGGGCAACGGAGCTGATCGAATCGGTGCTCTTACAGCTGCCGGCTGGGATGCGAATGCTGTCCAGAAGCGGGTTAACGAGATGCTTGGAGCATCCAACACCGTGTATTACGAAGTAAAAGAAGGCGACACGCTATCCGGGATAGCTGCTAAGTACGGTGTACCGTATCTTAAGATCGCCGCAGACAACAATATTGTAAATCCGAACTGGATCTACGTAGGTCAGAGACTGACTATTAAGAGATAACAAAAATGTATGTTTATTTCAATCCTAATCCCCGGGGCGACATCCGTTCCGGGGACTGTGTTGTGCGAGCCCTATCTAAAGCCATAGGAGAATCCTGGGAAGCAGTATATTTGGAGCTTTCGATGCTTGGCTTTAGAATGGGCGATATGCCATCAGCTAATCAGGTATGGGCCGAATTCTTAAGAAGCTACGGTTTCACAAGAAGGGCTATACCAGATACGTGTCCTATGTGCTACACGATACGGCAGTTCTGCGAGGATAACCCGAGAGGTCTATATGTCCTTGCAACGGGCACGCATGTCGTCACGGCGGTAGACGGCAATTACTATGACAGCTGGGACTCTGGCGACGAGGTCCCGGTCTACATATTTGAAAGGAGATAACTATGATCAATCCTTATGGAGGAAGTTATACGGCTATGGCGCCAAATTATGGAGGTGTTGTGTATCCGTATGCAACTTCATCCCAAAATCAGTCACCGAATGTTGTCTATATGGCTCTGGTGAATTCCGAAGATGAAGCAAGAAATTATCCGCTAAGTCCTGGTTCTTCCATGTTCCTTATGGACTCTAATAATCAGGTCTTTTATACCAAGAGTGTCGATTTCTCAGGGATTTCTACCTTTAAGAAATACCAATTTAGCGAGATAACAGACGCTCCGGCAGAAGTATCTGCAAACAATTATATTACTAAAGAAGAATTTGAGGAATTTAAAGCCTCACTAAACCGTAGCAATAAGTCTTATAGAAAGGAGAGAAATGGTGAATCCTCTAGCCAACATGTTTAATCGCAGTCAGGCACCTATGCCGAACAGCCGTATAAACAATGCCGCTAACATGATGCAGCAGTTCAACGACTTCCGGCGTAATTTTACAGGCGATCCAAAGCAGGCAGTTATGAACCTTATGTCTTCTGGCAAGATGAGCCAGGAACAGTTCAATCAGCTCTCCTATATGGCTAAGACCTTCCAAAATGGTATGAAATAAAAGAGTTTCTTAGATATTTAAGGAGTGAAAGTATGGAATACAGCAACCTTAGAGACGAAATAGCAGCCATAAGGCAAAAACTGAAGTCCAGCGAAAAATACAAATACAGCACCGTCCACGACGAGCTTGAGGCTTTAAGGCAGGTTATTGATTCGGGTTCTGGTGGTGGCGGTGGTGCGGGCCTTGAGTCTATCACCTACGCAGAACTTAAAGCAAAGCGTGACAACGGAGAACTCACTCCCGGCGGACAGTACCGTATCACCGACTATGTCTGTACGACAACGCAGGCAGAGTCCAGAGCGGTATCCAATCCGTTCGACATTATCGTGTTTGCTGACGATGAGAGTACGCTGAACGAAAACGCCAGAGCATATAGGCGGCATGCAGAGCCAACGGTAGCATATGATGGAGAATTGGTAGTCGGAGAACCTGGCAATATGCCGTTCATATACACCCAATTGGATGGCGTAGAACTCCCAACACTTCCGTCTATTACTGTGACTTATGATGGTGCGGAGTATATACTCCCGAAGATTATAACATATGGCACCGTTGGATACGGATATTATATTGAGGCAGAGGATACGCCTGATTTTACAATCGCTCCGATTTTCGTTGATTGCCATGGTTCAGTTATGACGCCTATTGACTCTACCGGCACACACGCTTTGAAAATAGAGATTGTTGCAGATCATTACGGTTTCTGTAGCTTGGAAGCGTGGGAACTGAAATACTGTATAGATAACGATACCGATCGTTTTAAATGGGCGGACACCGAAAACGGCAAGGGCGTCATCTATTACATGAAAGACGACCGGAACAACGAATGCTCTTATGACTTCAAACAGATCCAGTTCAAACGGTATCCTATTACCGGGGTTGATATGTATACAACACTTGAACACGGTGACTCCATCATTAGCATAGATGAGGAAAACCCGATTTGGTGCTACACATTCAGTGCGGTTAAAGTTACATATAACCAAGATGAAGAAATTGCTGAGATGCTTGACAGTTCCGTTTTGATGGATGAAGAAAACGGCTTTATTGCATATGACAACAAAATAAATAGATACATTGGCTATCAAAATTTTGAGTCTGGATCTGGGTCTAGTTGCATTTATTTGAATAATATCGTGTTTGTTGATGAACCAGACAGATTAGATAATAGTGGTCATAGCAACACATTCGGGGACGGTTGCAGCAACAACACGTTCGGTCCTAGATGCATCAGCAACACATTCGGGGACGGTTGCAGCAACAACACGTTCGGTCCTAGATGCATCAGCAACACATTCGGGGACGGTTGCAGTAACAACACGCTCGGTACCAGATGCAGCAGCAACACATTCGGGGACGGTTGCTATAGCATTACGTTAGGTGACTATTGTAGCAGTAACAGCCTTGGAAATGACTGCTACAATATTGAAATTGAATCGGGATCATTTTCGAAGCCGAAACAACATTATCACGTGCTTAATGGTGTGGAAGGGGAGCTTCTCACTTTAAGAATCACCGGAACAAACGGCAACGCCTTCGAAACCTACGTAGGCAAGGACAGTAGCGGTGAACTCAAGACATGGGTACCGGCAGACCTTGTGAGCGAGTGATGGTAGAATCATCTGCTTAACAAAGTGAAGCTTTTCCTTGCCAACCGTCAAACAATTAACTATAATAAAATGACTTAAAAAGTCATTGATGGCGGCTTATTTGTGCATTACTTGTATACTTTAGAACTTCAGGGCCTTATATTTACTGGGTTTTCAGAATGTGTATACTAACCTTTTAGAGGATTGATTGGGGCAATTATCCAGTAAATACAAGGCCCTTAGGCTTCCAAAATGGTCTTTAAAAGTGCTTAATTTGTACATTACTTGTATACGGAAGCATCAATCTTTTCAAGGTCATTCCTGAGCCATTCTAGGTCTCTGTCGGTATAGGATTTCTCGGTTACATCCGAAATCCTATGGCCGGCTATGAGTTTTACAGCCATGGGATCGGCTCCGGCTTTAAGGGCCATGGTAACGAATTGTTTCCTTGGGTCATGAGGGCGATGCCCCTCGTCTATTCCAAAATGACTCATAGTTTTCTTGAATACGTAGTAATATTGCTGGTAGGAGAGATCTGATAGGGTGTCCCTGCCAGCTTTTATTGCGTCTTTATAAAGATATTCGACTAGCGGACGTACCGCCGAATGTATGGGTATGACACGGCCTATACCGGACTCTGTTTTGTTTCCTCCTTTCATATAACCTCGCTGCAAATTGATGTCCGATACTTTTAGCTCACACAATTCTGCAGGGCGCCACCCCGTGTAGCATTGTATAAGTATCAATTTTACCGCTTTATCTTCAGTATTTTTCCAGAGGACTCGCATTTCAGCCTCGCTGAATGTGAGATGCGTCCGCTTATATTTTTGTACTTCTTTAGAAGTCTTTGGGTCAAGACCAAAAGCGCGTCCGTAGTTTCTTTCCACAAGCTCGTTAGCTACTGCGTAATCTAAAAGCCTATTCCAAAAGTTTTTCAGGTTAGCCTTAGCATGAGCCGATGGGATCGTGTCCAAAACGGCTTTTATATGCCGAGGTCTTATGGAGCGAATTGCAATTGCATGCAAGGTGCTGCTTTGCTCGAAAGCTCGTTCTACAGCTCTAGTATAGCCTTTAGAGTGGCCTTCTAAGCTAAAGACGTCCCTTTTATAGGCTTCATAGACTTCTGCGACGGACGGAAGCTTTCCGAGATCATACGGGTTTTTACCATACTCGATAAGAGCCATGTAAGCTTCGTTGTAGGTCTTGTAATATCCAAGAGACTTCAAGATACATCTTCCTTGGTCGTCCTTAGCATTTGTAACGCGTGCTAAGTACGGCTTTCGGAGGTTACGCTTTAGTTTGGTGATTGAGCCAAAACCGTTTGGCAGCCGGTATCTGGCTCTTTTGTCCATAGTTATTCTCCCTTTTACTGGAATGCCACAATGCGGACAGATAAGTGCTTTGTCGCTGACCTGTCCGCGGCATTCTTTACATTGTATCAACATACTTTACCTCCTTGGTATATTTTTAGGATAAAAAAGGTTGACAAAAACCAAGCCTTCGCTCTATAATGCTTTTGCACGTTAGAGAAAGCCTTGGATTTGTCTGAATTTCCCCCAAATCATATTTTAGACCAATTCTTTCAAGGTGTCAATAGATTTTTCTCTAACGTGCAGAAAGGAGAAAAATCATGATATCTGACAAAGTCACAAATTACTGTCAAGCCGCGGGCATCACTATTAGTCGTTTCGAGAAGTTATGCGGTATCGGGAACGGTTCGGTCGGAAAATGGAGGAAATACAAGTCTTCTCCGTCGCTTGCAACCATTTACAAAATCGAGAAAGCAACCGGCATACCTGCCTACATGTGGATCGAGGAGGACGTCATATGAGATATCCTACAGGGTCGGTCCCAGTTAAAGTAGCAGCCAGAGTCTATGGGAAGGATCCTTCCTGGGTGAGGGCTGGAATTATATCCGGAGCATTACCAATAGGCAGTGCCACCAGACGCGGGGTGCCGGTGTCAATAGATGAATACAAGAAAGCGAGGAGCGGAAGATGCAACTTCTACATCTCTCCCAAAATGCTTTATGAACACACCGGTTATCTCTGGAATGGAGAACAAGATGGCTGAGTACGAATTAGACCGGGAGAGGTTTAAGGAGCTCAAGCACTTTTGTTACCAGTACCCAAAATGGAAAAAGACTCTATCAGAGGAACCCTTAGCAGACAGGGTCGATATAGAGAGGGCTATGCTGCTGATCGAGAAGACAGCGCGTGATACAAGTCCTAAGTATGCTGAATGGATTTTAAAGCATGCTACGTACGGACTTACTTACACCCAGATGCGAGTTCCATGCGACAACTATACCTTCAGTTACTTGGTGCATAAGTTTTACTGGCTTCTGGATAAGAGGAAAGGGTACTAATCGCATTTTTTACACCTCCTATAGTGAACCGAAAAGCATTTTAAGGAGGTATATTATGGCGAAGAAAAAGAAGTACAGTACGAACTACATCGATTATCCTGGAGTTGGTATTATCACTGACGAGGAAGTTGCTAAATTCGTAAAACAGCATACTCATTGGTGGGATAGACTAAACTACCACAAGATGACTGATGCGGCACTTGAAGCGCAGCTTTTTCTCATGAAAGTTATAGAAGCACCTAAAAAGAAAAAATGGTTTCTCGGTGAAGAGGAAGGGTCCTAACAAGGGCTCTTTCTTTTCGCAAAAAATACATATCCTATAATAGAAAGAGAAGGAAAGCAAATTATAGGAGGTATTATTATGTTCACAATGTTTATTATGTGCATGGCGATTGTAGTAGCAGCTATAGTTTATAACACAACTTTCGACGACGAGATTGTTATCATCATTGATAACGAAGAGGAGCTCTGAACAAGGGCTCTTTCTTTTTATTTTTTTTCTCAAGAAAGGAGCAACCCTATGGCAAAAAAAGCACCCTTAAACGCAGCTAAAAAACCCAGAGTATTCGAAACTCGCGATATCGATGAGGTGGCAAAGATCTCGCAGATCCTGTATGCTTCCAAAATAGCATTCAAGATCACTATTAAGACCTATACTCCCGGGGAACCGGTGAAATTCCGTTTTAACGCTGATCCGATGACGGATGAGAAGCGAGAAGAAATTATATCCATGCTGCGCAATTAAAACAATGCCTATAGTGAACTGAAAATCAAAGTTTCACAAAGGAGGTATTGTTATGACCACTTATGAAATGCTGAAGGAGCAGTTTGCACGAACTCAGGAGGAATTGCAGAAGGCAACACCTGGATCTAAGGAGTATCACGAACTCCTGAAGGATTGGTGTGATCTCCACGAGAAAATCATGGTTGAGGACAAAGCTCAAACGGATCTTGAATTCAAGAACATTGAGACGTTCAAACCATGGTATAAGAAGTTGGATATCAACACGGTCGTATCAGGAGGTGTGACGGTTGGATCGATGTTGCTTATGCTGAACTTCGAGAAAATCGGCAATATTACATCTAAAGCATTCAGCTGGATACCAAAACCGAGAATGAAGTAACTTTTATTTGGCGGTTCTAAGAGCTGGCTCTGTAAGAAATTACAGGGCCTTTTCTTTTTGCCACTAGATATAGTTTATTATATTTTTGGTATTGACACTCGATAGAATAGTTTCTAAACTACCTCTTATAAGGAGGTAGATTCTATGAAGTGTGGTGAATGCGGAACCAAGTTGGAAAAGCGTGATGGCTGCTATGTTTGCCCGTCTTGCGGCTGGTGGATTGAGGAGGACGAAGCCGAAGACTACGATTATGACGAGTACCAGATGAACAAAAACGGAGGTTCTTCTTACGACGATATGCCGGAAGGCTGTGCGGCATGCGGAGGAGATTATCCGAACTGCATTGAGACTTGCCCCTTGATGGAGAGCTGAATATCAACTAGATATAGTGCAAAATATTCAACTCCTATAATAGAAAGGAAACACATATTATAGGAGGATGAACAAATGATGATTATGGCACTTATCGTGGTGGTAATGGCGTTTGTTATTATGAGCATTGATGAGGAAAAAGAAATCAGAAGAAGACATCTGAATTGGAAACAGTGGTAACTAACAAGGAGAAGTCAAAACAATGGCTTCTCTTTTTTTAATCGCAAAAAATACAACCCCTATAGTAGCAAGGTAAAAGCACATTTAGGAGGTGTATTTATGAAAAAACTTATTTCGAAACACTATCGTAAAGTCTTTAGCCGCGATCCGAAAGCATTCATGGAATGGACAGAAAGTCTGATCGAAAAAGAACAGCTTGGCAAAATCTTGTCCGGAGAACCCGGAGAAGGTGATGCGGAGAGGTTCCTTCTCGAGACGCATCTGGATCTCCATAGGATCTACGGGCCGGCACAGGCTTGGAAGATTGAGAAACAGTTTATCAAACTCATCGCTATGATGTGGCGTTAACCGACAAAGGGGGAGGTCCTAGCATAAATTGCTAGGGCTTCTTCTTTTTTCTCCTAGATATAGTGCAAAAAATACAATGTCTATAGTAGAAGGGAAACGTACAATTAGTCTTATATTTAGGAGGATAAAACTATGATGAATATTATGACAGATATTGCTAATGTTTATGCTGACGCTTACACACGGACAGCAGAATGGATTACAACCCATCCTGTACTGACTGTGGTGTCGATGGCAGCTAGTTTGGCATTTATTGTTGTTATGGCAATTGTTAGCTTTAAGTCACTTATGAAATTATATTAATTGTTCATCTTCCTTTCTAGGGGGAAGTCCTAACAAGGGCTTCCTTCTTTTTTCTCCACTAGATGTAGTGCAAAAAATACAAATCCTATAGTAGAAAGAATAAACACACACTACACAAAAGGAGAAAGAAAATGAAAGAAGAGAGAAAAGAAACTGTATGGGTTCTGGATTCTGAAGGTATGTTAGTACCGAGAGAAATCGAACTCAAATCCAGGGAGTCCTAACAAGGGCTCTCTTCTTTTGCCTGGCGCAAAATTTTCAAAGCCTATAGTGAACTGAAGATTATATTTAAAGGAGGATTATTATGGAGAAGTTATGGAAAGGTTACACGATTTTTAGCGGCATCCTGTCGATGGGAATTGGAGCTTTCTGTACTTGGTACGGAATCAAACACATGTAATCTGAAGAAAGGAGGTAAGGGCCTCAGCAGAAAATGCTGGGGCTCTTAGTTTTTCAGGCGAATAATCACACACGAAAAGGAGAAAAATTATGAGAAAAAATTATGACCTTCCGGCTTATTTGTTTGGTAACAATGAGTATCTTGTAAGCCATTGGGCCGAACCATACCCGGTGTTGGGTGCGTGGGGTAGCGCCCGGGAAACTATTCCGCTTGTTCCAAAATACCATTACATCTTCCACTTCTCGAATGGCTATGGCGCTTCGGTCATTAAAGGACCGGGAACATATGGTTATGAGGAAGACCTTTGGGAACTCGGGGTTTTGTCTGAACAAGACGGCGAGTGGCATCTTTGCTATGACACCGAGATAACTGACGACGTTGAAGGTTATCTTACTGTCGACGATGTTAAGAAGCTGCTTGATGAGATCAAGGGATTGGAGGCGAAGTCATGAGATCACCTAAGACCGTGTTCATCAAGGAAAAGGATAAAAAACTCAACTTCTATCTGAAAGACGATAGAGGAAATGTCTATTATCTCTTCACTCAGCCCCATAACGAGCCACTTGTTAGGTATTTCGGATCTGGTCTTTCCTGGAACAATCTGAAAAACGGTCTCAAGAAAAAGCCCGGGGTGCATATCGGGAAAATCATTGAGAAAATCTACAAGCAGACTAAGTACGTGTTGAAGTATGAAGCATACTAAGGGAGGAAACACTATGAACATTAAAGAAAAAGGATTACTGGCAGGTATCTTGATGGACCTGATTGTCGATGACTTTGATGTGCTGCCAAAGACGAAAGTCTGGAACAAGAAATCGGCACTTACTGCTGTAGAAAGCATTAAGAAAGATGCTCTTAACTGCTTCTTCTCATCTGACAGGAATAAGAGAGCCGAGAAACTCGCTGAGATCGCAGCGAAAGTCAAAGATGACGAAGTCCGAACGGCAGCGGTCGAGGCACTCGCCGAGATCCGGGACTCCAGCATATATTCATCTGACAGGGACAGAATCAACGAGCTTATCTTGAAACTGGTTATTGAATAGGAGGATTCCAAAATGAAAGAAAAACTTATCAAATGGTGGAAGAATCTGTCACCTGAAGCCAGACGAATTCTTAGAATTACCGCACTCATTTCCGGGTGCGGTTTTTTGTGCTACAAAGCAGGCTATAACACCTGCAGAAAGGAAGTCGTAGAGGGTCTTACCGAAGTGATTAACTCTGTCGAATGGCACACGTTTTAAAGGAGGATTGTCATGAATCTTAGAGAATTTCTGGAAAGTGCTGAGACATTCATCGACTACTATATCGGAGCCAAAGAAGGAGGCAGTTTCTTCTATATCGGTCCGCCGGATAAGGCGCTTAACGACATTATATTTATCCAGCACAAGGCTTATAAGGACGTAAAAGCCACTCGCTTCAGGTCAAAACTTGAAATAGCGCGGCTTAAAGCAGAAGAGCCAAAACCTTCGGAGCTTGAAGCTTATAAGAAGCTTCTTAAAAAGAAAAAGGATAATCTTAAGATTCTTAACGACCGAGTTAAGGATTGGACGCCTCTGTTTGACAGAGAAGTGCTGGAGGTTACTCCGAGAGTTACTGGTGGAGTGAAAGTCATTGTCGATGGCTTTTGTTCTGGCAATTACTGGTCTATCAGCGAATATGACAAGACCAGAAAAGACGAATCTCCCAAAATGGATATACATCCTACGGGCGTGGAAGAACTTCGAGCGGCCATTCTTGAGCAGGCTGTTGATGACTATCAGAAAACTCTCAAACACAAGAGAGAAAAAGGCTCGGAACCAGGTAACCAAATGCTTACTAGTAATAGTCTTAAGACTTTCTTCAGAAGCAACTGGTTTGAGAGTCTTTGTAACCTGGATGGCAAAGCTGTGATCCGGATGATTGAAAAGGAGGAAGCTGCTAATGGCTGATTACTACGCAAGAAACGACTACGAGAGAAAAATGGACACCCAGATTCGTGAGGCAGTAAGAGCCAAGAACGATAAGGCGCTTATGGCTATGTATGTCCAGGGTCAGGCAACATTAAACCTCCTTCGTCGTATCGACGACAAACTCAAAGGATATCCCGTGGATGACGGCTATATGGGCTGGATCGAGGAGTTTAAGTGCTACCGCAAGTTTCCGACTGAAGGCGAATACAGGGAATTCATTGCGGAGGTGGAGTAATGCCAGAACAAGGACAGATCTGGAAAGAGAAAGGCACTAAAGGAAGTAAGTGCTATGTAACCTATGTGTTAGATAAGAACGAGACCAGTAAAAAGAAGTTGGCTTTTGGCAAAGTTTATGCGTTATATCCTGACGGATATGTTCACTGCTGGTCAATTGATGGTTTCAAGCATAACCACGAGTTTACAGGCGACCATGTACCTTTCGAGGATGTGGCCGCTATTTTGTTTTGAGGAGGTTTGACATGAAATGGCCTTTGACAATTGTTGACACAAAAAGCGGAGCAGAAATCACTTTGAATAGTGTAGAAGATTTATCTATTTTTCTGGGTAAAAAAGTAATCGAAAACGAAGACGGAACTTTGGATTTTACTGATGAATTATATATTCCAAATGATCCGTTCGGTTTGTTTTGAGGAGGAACTATGCCATGTTGTGCTTAGATGTATATTCCGGACAATATTTTAAAATGGATGATATGAAGAGGCTGGATGATGCTATATCAAGATCAAAAACCCTTCGAGATTGGTATAGAAATATAGGAACTTTAAATTTATATCCTGAATATTTACTTAACAGAGCTATTAAATATGTAGATATTCATCAAGAGATATCGATTTCTAAAAACATACCGGTAACCATATGCAAATTAAAATTCTTTGAATTTGAAACAGCATAATTTGAATCGTAACCGACCCGCCCGGTTGACTTATATTTTTCTCCTATAATGTGTGTGAATAGAGCAAGGCTCCAGACTTGGCGGGATCTGGAGCCACCTAACGAAAAGGATGACTATGAAAAAATACACGGTGTTAGAAATAACAGAAAAGCTCAAAGTAAATCCTGAAACTGTCAGGCGTTGGATCCGTTCCGGAAAGCTCAAAGCCGAACAAAACTCCAGAAAAGAAGGATATTTTATTACCAAGACAGAGCTTACTAGATTTGTTAAATGCCATCCAAAGTATTATCCGATAAATAGAAAACACGAGGCTTTTATAAAGAAAAAGGAGACCAAAATGGTTAGTAGTAAAGTCGCAAGAGAAGCAGTTATCACAAACGGTTGGATGAATCACGAAGTTAAGAAATACCTCCTCAGCCTTATCAAATCTGAGGAAGAAAAAAGACAGTTTGTTAGAGAAGGCGACATTGTTAGAATCGCGGACAAGATATTTGTCATAGCGAAGATATTTGACTTTTCTGATTACTATCAGGTCGATCAGGATAATCTTGAACTTTTGGCGGTCTTGTACGATCCGATTAAGAAAACTCTCGGCTTTGCATGGGAAGCTCTTTATACGGATCCCACTATGTGCGAGATTATCAACCACATTGATCCCAAACAGATCTTCAGGGAGGATATAAAGTTATGATCGGTTGGATTTTAGGTATATTTGTAGGCGCTGCTGTAGCAAAAGGCAGCGTCTTTGGTTTTTGTGTATGGATGATTATCAGTGTTATTTACCTGTTATGGAGGTTGCTTAAATGAAATTATCTGAACTTGGTTTTACAGCCGAAGAAACTAAAGTCATGGATGCCGCGTTTGCACTGCTTGGAGAAAAGTTTGCAGAGCAGTTTATGGCTATGGTGGAAAAAGAGGGGCCATGCGTGATATGCCAAAACGATGACTTGGACAAATGCTTGTTATGCCCGGCATTACCTAAAAAGAAGGAGGCGGATTAAATGAACGCACTTATATTTGCCGGAGGTATAGTTCTTGGCGCACTTGTAACATTTGTGTTTGTTTTTATCATGATCGCCATTGGCAACCGGGATAAGGGAAACTCTCCCAAAATGGATAGCGATCTCATCAAAGAATTATGGCATGAGTACATAAAGGAGATGAAGGACGATGGAAAGTAAGAAATTGGTAAAAATTCATTTGTCTGAAAATCTTTTTACAACTGCTAAGTACGAAGACACTGATTGGAACGAGTTTGGTGTTAACGTAAAGACATCTTCCAGTAGTGTCAAATTCTATCCGTGGCATAGCGTAATGTGTATTGAAATCTTCGAAGCTGAATAAAGGAGGATAACTATGTGGATAACACCGGAAAAATCAGATAAAACCTTAGTCAAGATTTGTTTCTCGGATAATTTGTTTATAACCGCAAAGTGCAACGAAGTCGGATGGGATTCGCATCTTGTATATGTAAAATCACCTAGCTGGACAAAAATTTATCCTTGGAACCGCATCATGAGTCTTGAAATTTTCGAAGCAGAATAATGTCCCCAAACCGCCGCTGTAACTATAGATTATCAGACGACCTAGAAAGGAGGAGCTTTATCCACCTTAGAGGGAAACAAATCAAATACGACCATTTATGGACTATTGTCCAATCGCCATTGCCTTCCCGAGCGGCGGCGGGAGGGCGTTATTAGCGAATGAAATGAGGTAATCGTGAACTTAAAGCGAACGATAGGAGGATAAATGAACTGCCCAGTATGTCATAACAGAGCGCATGTTGTCGAAACCAGGCAAGCCGATAACAAAGTGATTCGTAGACACTTTTGCAAGCATTGTACTTTGGATTTTGTTACTGTCGAAAACTATTTGGACGGTGAAGCAGCCCGTTTATTGCTTAAAGAAGGGAGAGATAATGTTGTTAGAAGCAAACATACCGTGTCGTGATTGTTATAACATGAAATACATGGATTGTAAGAGTATATTCTGTGTGAAGGACGGGGTTTCTGTGGTTCGTTTGCCATTCAAAAAAATTCCAACAGACTGTAAAGATCATTGCTACGGTCTAAAAGATGCTAAAGCTGACGCTGGAAAGCCGAGGCTTACACTTGTACCAAGGCGTATTATTTTTGACATAGCCAAAGTGAGAGAATATGGAAATGCTAAGTACGGTGATCCTGATAACTGGAAAACCGTGGAAAAAGAGCGGTATCGCGACGCGGCATTCAGGCATTTTATGGCGTATCTTGACGATCCGTCAGGCGTGGACTCAGAATCTGGACTGCCGCATCTCTCACACTTGGCGTGTAACATAGCTTTTCTTTGTGAAATGGAGAATACAGATGACATTACCTGATAATTTCAGCTATTGTTTCTCGGATTACTGCGAGGAATGCGATAAATCCGAATTATATTTAGAAGAGGTGTATATCGACGGATTTTTCGGAGACGATAAAACGGAGTATACATTAAAGTGTAAACACAGAGACGCATGCAGAAGAATGTGTGGTATGCAAACACTTTGTAAGGACGTTCCAAAATGACCATTGCTATCTCAAGAAACGGAATTGGCATAACCTATAAATGTTATAAATTCCCGGGCCATGGCAAAAAATGCCCGGACAAAGAAACTAGCAAATGTTTTGAATGCCGGTATTGCAAGGCGGAGCTGTCGGCATTTGACGCAACAAGACTTCTTAACTCTTATGGAAAAAGGAGATCCCAAAATGAGAATAACTCTAATTAAAAACATTTGCAGAATAGGGGCAGTCGCTGGACTTGTAGGCACTGCCTATTTTTCTGTTAAAAAAGGAGAAGAAATTAGAAGGCGCTTTGACGTCGTGAAGTTGGAAAGCACCGCTATGGATAAAAAACACACGGCTTACCATTATATTAAGAAAGTTCCGTATCTGGCAAAGCCGCTTATCCCAACTCTTGTCTGTGCTGCGGGATCAGTGACATGCATGGCTATCTCAGAGAAAATTTCTTATAGGCAGGTGGCAGCACTAACTGCAACATGTATCTATCTTACCAAAAACCGGGACTTCCTCGAGAAGAAACTTGAAGAAGTTGTGGGAAAAGAGCGGCTTGCTGACATCAAGAAAGAGTTTGTGAAAAAAGAAGCTGAGGGAATAGCCAACTTTCCATGCGTAGAAGAAACTGGCTTTGGTGATTTGCTTTGCTTAGAAGGGTATTCGGGGCGATGGTTTAGATCCAGCAAAGAAAAATGTATCGAAGCACAGGAAATGCTGCAAAAGCAATTCGACGAAGACATATACTGTTGTCTTAACGACTACTACGGGTATCTCGGTATCACTATGACGCAGTTTGGTCACGAGCTTGGCTGGGTGAATGACAGCGATTGGATGGGACCAAAAATAGGTTTTTCAAACATGCTGTTA